CGCCTCTTTCGAGCGCGACAAACAAAACAAGAACTAGTATCCATTTCTGGTTCCGTGGAAATTACCCACCACGGAAAACTACTGAGAATTATTGTCGGTTTTATGAAAAATCTTTGCAAATTTTTCACGCAAAAGGTTGGTGCCTTCTTTCCCAACTACGGTTTTTACATATGCTAGCAATAAAACTTCTAGTTTATCGGTAACTCTTTCGAATTCCGTACTATAAAAAGTCGGTTTATCGCCAGGTTTAGGTCGCGATAGAATCTCTGCATATATATAAGCAGGATCTGTTGCGTCCAGCATTGCATCAGAATCACCCTCTTCATCAACATAAGTAGTATTGTATATATTGAGAATATCTTTCATCTCCTTGTATGTAATATCAAAGTAATGATCAATTAAAGGTGTAGTGCTTTGCTCTGAGGTAGTTTTGTTCTCTCGAACTAGTAAGGTTCTATTTTCTTCAAATCTTACTATGTTTTCTGTTAGCAATGCCAATTGGTATTGCTGAAATCTGTTATTAAAATTTTCAACAAGATTTCCATCCCAGATAACCTTTCTTATCTCAGAAATGAGAGGATTGGCATCTTTTACAATGTCAAAATTGTATTTCGTTTGACAAAGTGGTGATGATAAGAAAACAGCCGCCACGAACGCTGTTTCAGTACTCATGCTTTGAAGCATAGTTTGGATCCACTGTTCACGTGGTAGAGTCGATCCCTTAGGATTAGCTTCGTCGTGGTTATAATACCCACGATCGTATAATGCTTTATCCAGTTGCAATAGAAGACTAGTCTTTGTATGCGCTTGATAAATCATTTTTGGAGTAACAGGTGAAATTTCAACGCCATTAATAAAATTTCTTTTGGCGATTTCAGCTGCTTTGGTCTTATTCATTGAGGGAAGAACTGTCTTATTAAAATTTACAGACATGCCCAACTCTTTGATTGATGCCAAATATTCCAAGGCCACCTCTTTATTACATATAACTATATCATCACCAATGAGGGCGTAATTTCTATTAAATTTACTGATTTTACACTTATCAAAGGCATGGTTTACAATTATATGGTGGCATAATGCCATAGAAGGCCAAGAGCTTAATAAGCCCATTGGCTGCCCTACTTTGTATTTTATGTAGCTAGCAGTGTTTTTGTTATAAACTTGTTTTAACATCAACTCCTTCCAAAATAAAGATAAATCCGGTGAAACTTCTTTAGTTAAAAATTCGATTAAGTTGAATTGTAACTCAAATGGCATTCGATCTGTTACGGCCGTAAGGTCATAGCAGTAACAATCTAAGCCCATCTTTGTAAACTCTTTGACTTTCATCGCAATTTTATCGTGCGACTTAGTCCCATCGTTAGGAAACTTCTTTAAACAATCCATTAAATATTTATGGATGGGTTTCAAAACGCATTGTGACCAAATGTCTCCGATACAAATAACACGGGTCTTACCGCCCCCTTCAGCAATGAAATGAAGCCTCATGGTTAGGTATTGATTAATGTTATTTGAAATTAAAGAGGTACTGTTTTCGGCAATAATTTTACTTTGTTCAAGAACTTTACTGAAGGATGAAAGTGACTGACCTGAATATACTAAGGTCGCCAGATTCTCAACGTATTGTAATTGTTCATCGCGAATTAAAGCCTTGAGGTCACACAATGATGTGTGCCCCATTGTGCGCGGACCTGATGCACCAGCTTTGGTGCTAACGTGTATCGGTGATTTCATAGTTTCTTTTTCGAATTCCTCAATCCTGTAAAGGGCCAAGGTTTTCTCCATTGAGCTAGTTATCTCTTCTACACGGTTTCCGCATAATGACAGATCAACATGTAAAGGTTCGATTATTGTAGAAATATCGTAATCGATTTCATTTACTATAAGTCGGTACGAATTAAGTAGATTAAGTAAAAAGCGTTGGTAATGAACATCTTGCCTTAAGGCCTTTTGTTCACTCTGGCTTAAACCAAGAATTGAAGGTAAACCTTCTTTATTAGTGCGGATCCATATTGGGCCAATCTGTATATTATTTGATTGTCTCATAATGTATCGACTCGTAAGTCGGTGAATCTCTTTCAAGGTTTTAGTTGCAGTAACCTTACCATTGCACTTAATCTGACATTCGACATAAGACAGATATTTGTCGATGAGTTTATTACCTTTCATATTCGGCATAAACAGTATTTTTAAGTTCTTGCTAAATATTGAAAATTTAAATTTAAGACTCTTATCGAGTAATTTGTTACTTTTCATTGTTGTTTTCTCCCGAATAATGTAGTGGGATACGAAGTCCAAAGGATTCGAAGTGACATCCTTTTTAAGTCTGTCCGTGCCGCGA